CAGAGTTCGAGGACGAGCCACGCCTGTATGATTCAAGTAAGTATTATCATACGGTCCGGAACCAGAAACATCCCAAGTGGATGTGCTACCAATGAGTAGACCAACAAGACCACTAACCCAACTAGCTTGTGGGTTATCCCAACCCCAAAGAGCTGGATTAGCTGTTATCTTTGGGGAATTTACCGAATTGGTAAAATCTTCACCTACCAAGATAGAACCTTTCTGCCAGGAACCAAAAGTTCTTCCAGAATCAGCTCCTCTACCGTCGTCCCACCCACGGATGAATTCACCACGAAGATCGGGAACGTTGAACGTCGTGCTACCATCACCCGCACCGAATGATGTTCCGATGATGCTGAATAGGTTTGCGTAGGTGATACGTGACAGAGCGGCTCCATTACATTTCACCCATCCGGCCGGAGCAGAACTTCGAGCAAAAGCAGCGATTTCTCCTACAGTACCTACGCCTGTTGGGAAGGTGACGTTTCCATCCGAAGCCACTGTCATGATGTCTTGAGTTGTCAAACCCACGACACCTCGAGACAATTTCAAAGAACCATCTGGGTTTGGAGGAACAGCGAATACAAAGTTACTTGCTTGCGTATTCGATAGTCCTATTTGGACATTGTTTAGTTTCAGAGTCGACATTCAAGTACCTTATAGATCTCTGAAGATCTCTAGTTTTGTTTTATTCTGATTCATTGATTTTTGCTAGTTCTTCTCGAAGGACCGATGATTGTTCTTCGAGTTGGGTCAATCGAGTTTTATCATCAGTTAGAATAAAATCAGTTATCGCTCTTATCTTTGCTTCATCAATCTTTTTCAACTCAAAAAGAATCTGATTCTTTCGTCGTTGATTCAATTCTTCCTGCGAAGGTGGTTCAGGTTGAACCAAAATAGGTTTACCGGAATCATCTATTCCGATGATCTTACCATTGGCTTGACCTGAAATTAGGTTCTGATAGTCTTCAAAAGTAATCTCGATGGCATCCTCCGGGATGCCATCACCATGAACTTCTTGAAAGTAGAAGCCATTTGTTGTTTTAGAAAAATAGATATTCATTAGTTCCCCATTGCAAACCAGTAAAAGCCAGTAGTGTCATAAGTCAAATTCAAATTACCAGCATAATAACCACCATATGCCCTAAACGTGGATGTATTTAATAACTGAATACCAACGTCGTGCATGCCATAACCAGAATCAGTAGCTTGTAGATTCAAAACTTGATTTGGAAAAGTTATAGGGAAGGAAACCACTTGGTTTCCGTTAATTTGAAGTTGCCCCCATTGAATTATGAGACCACTAGGGAGTTTTTGCCAACCACCATAAACGTTGAAAGAAGATGAAAACTCATTCGCAAACATCTGCGTTGTTGCGAGTTTGTTTGAACGATCCCCCGTAGATGGTGATGATCCAGAAACGATTATTCCCGTAGAATCAAATGTCGCTACGGTTGTATTACCAATATTGATCTTTCCACTTGTTCCGGATGGATCAGAAATTACAGATATGGACATGATTAACCTCAAACGATGGTCCAAGTGGAACCATTGGGGATAGTAACGGTTACACCGTTCGATACTGTGATTGGACCCGCTGACATAGCGTTCTTCCCAGGAGTGATGGAGTAATCCGCCGTCACAACTTGGTCATTTTCATAGAAAATTCTATCGTTACCACCACCTTGGGCTCCTTGCGCATTTCCCCAATATAAATTGAGACCATCAGTCATCAACGCTTTGGACGCATTTCCTTGGCGTTCTGGTAGACCCAAACCATCGTATGGGTACGTTGTCATCGAAACCACATTGGTTGCGTTGGTGACGATTTTGGCCAGCAATACACGAGAGAACGACGTTGGCAGCTTGTAGGTACTGTTGCTGATGAGAACCGTTGTGCGATCGCTTGGTGATTTCACCGCATAAACGTAGTTCGTGGTGTTTGCACTCAAGTTGACGGATGTTGTTGGAACCGATGTGTAGTAACCACCAATGAAAATCGGGTATGATGCCAAATAAGCAACCAAACCAGTCGCGCTTTCTGCACTAACATAGGTTTCATATGCTGGTGATGTTCCGTTATACCATTGATCTTCCGTCAATGGAATACCAACTCCTCGAATGTCTTTGGACGACATGATTCGCAAAGAGTCGCTATACGCCGATTCATACAATGCGAAGTAGCCAAAGTATTGGTTGTACCCAAAACTCGCACCAAAGTAACCACTTCCTGGGCGATAATGTGGCGGGGTATTGCTTGTTTGTACAGAAGGGAATTTGGAACTGGATGATGAAACTGTCATAACATCAGTATTGACGTTATATGTGGCATCATATGCCGCAGCCCCACCAATATACCCAACACTGAATTGGAAAATCCATCGACCATTTTCAGTCAATACATGCTGTGACCGATTAGAAACGAATGAATTGGATGTATCACCACGGTTTGCATTGCCGGCATCAGTTTGTGATTGGAATACTCGACTGGAGATAGTCCAAGTGTTTGTATTGGTGACATACTTTGCGACATAGGCATAGTTGATCGATGTCTTGACGGTCATCCAGAAGATCGGATTACTCGTACTGCCATTCCACGCAATATCACCGGCAAAAGTCAGAGTGCTAACTGATCCAATCGTGGAAGGAACGGAAGGAACGGAAAGACTGGTAGCTGTCCAGGTTTTGGTTGGACCTGACACTGATGCTGTGTAAACTGTTTGTCCAGGATATGCCCAGTAATAGGTCGGAGTTCCGGATACAACCACTGTACCAAAACTACCTGGACTAGCTAATGTTTTTATGACGGATGGCCAGGTAGATTCAGCATGAATAACCGCATTGGCAGCATCAAGTTTCAACGTATCATTTGGATACACGGCAGATGTAAAACTCGATGTATCGAACGTCGTTGTGATGTGAGCATTGCCATATTTGGATGAATACGCGGCAAAACTAATGGTGTTGCCGATAATTTGCACCCATTGACCGCTCAAAGACTTAGACCAAGCAGATCCGTCTGGCAGAGCCGAACCTGAACTGTTGGTGATGTAATTTGCTAAGTACGAGCCGCCAAGAGTCTTATATTCTTTGCCGTTTGAGTAATCGATTCGATAGATCGATCCAGTTGATGTCGAATCCCAACTACTATGAATACCCATGTACATATTCTTGGTGAATTCATCAGTAAGAATGGTATTTGAATTACCAGAATTACCGTAAGTGGTTGACATACCACCATCTTCAGTGTTCCACGTCGCATCTGGGTACTGGTTGTATCGATAGGTGCTCGATTTGATTGGAATCAAATTCGTGCAAGATCCAGTACCTGATACAATCCAAGAACGTGGAACGTGCCAGCTGAATGTCATGCTGTAGCCAATACCCTGAGCCGCACCCGAGCTGTTGGTACAAATGTACCAACCAGAGTTTTTCTGGTAGAATGTTTCTGTGAATGGGTTCCACGTGAACGGGAAAGCAAGACCCAACGGATTGTAGCCAAGAGCAATCGCTCCACCAGTTCGACCATCAGAAGTAGTATCGGTTGAATTCAAGTCAATGCTTGAATTGTAGAACGTGAGTGAACGAAGCAAAGTCAAAGTCGAACTGTAAACATTCAAGACCGCTGATGCGCTTCCTGAATATGTGGTTTGCAGAATGAAATCACCAGTGTCATCTTGCAACAGATAGACGTTTGATGTGCTGTTCAGCAACGAACTCACATCATAGGCATAAGTCCAGTCCTGCCACTTGGAAGAACCCTGCGTCTTCACCATCACTGCACGAACAAATCCACCCGAAGCGTTCACAATCCACAGCACAGCAAAGAAAGTACCCATATTCACTATATGGCTTACTCGTTCGGTAGCTGTGAGGAACGTTGCACCGACTGGGTTGTTGTCAAAGATGAATAAATCGTTATCGGAGAATCTGAATGCTCGATAGGTGGAAATAAGACCAGTTGGTGTTGTCGCTGCAAAGAAAATAACTTGCTTGGAGTCCTTGTCGGTAAACGAGAATGCACTGGATGAAAAGGCACCCAGGGAGAACTTGAAGTCTGAATACACTGGAACCGTGCATTCGGTTGGCAACAAACCTGCTTTTGGATTTAAGTTCAAGAAATCCAGTTGATCTGTTTCAGTCTTAGTGTATGCATCAGTTATCCCAAAACCGGAAATAGTAGTAGGCTTGCCAGTAACTCCAGGCCACGACACGTTATTTGCCACGCCAGCATTAGCTGCATTTCCAGCATTAGTTGCGTAAGTCGCCAAATTTGCATTAGTTGCGGTGGCAGCGTTTCCAGTGATACTGATATTGTAAGTACCGTTTAATCTAGCTACTGGAAGGTTGCCTGTGGAATTAGCCAAATCCAGATAGTAATCGCCACCAAAATCCCCCAAAGATGAATGAAGCATCATCGCAGTTGAACCAGAAGATGTTGCTGCATTAACATACATCCAACCAGTCGGAACTGACGGGGATGTTCCAACATAAACATAAAGTCGATTGGCGCTCGTATCAAACCACATTTCGCCCTTCATGGGATTTGATGGCCGCGGTTTTCTGGCATTATGTGTATGAATATCTACCAAACTCTGGGAGATGTATTCACCATACCCACTGATATTCCTACCAACCAAAGTCAGAGAAGTTGACGTGGTATCAATCGTCTCACCGGCAATAACAAAAGAGCCATTTGGTGTAACAATCGTGTAATTAGTTCCAGCCATATTTTACCTCAATTACCTATCATAGTGATTCTAATCGTATAAACGATTTCTATCGCCCGATTGGCTGCTTTTTGCACTGGATGAAAAATCACATGAGTGAGCAAGCGTTTAGTTTCTGTCACAGAATCATATGTTTTCAAACCCATTTCGTCAAAAACATAATCATCTTTCATGGTCGAAGCATCATCAAACGCTGATTGATCGTCGGGTTCACCGTAATCAAGAGTGCAGGTAATAACGATATCTGTGTAAGTCGTACCATTTGTATGAACAATTTTGATATTATTCTTATCAGGATCTGATATGAATCTAGAACTGCGTTCGTTAATAACTTTGAAGTATGGTTTATACCCAGATGATGGACCGTAAAGATCCGCATCTCTGGTTGCAATACCTATCCCCGGGTTTGCTTGGTTGTCGTTGTAATCAATTTCACCGGTCGCGCTGATAATCGAACCACCGCTCCCAAAATGCATTTCTTCTATGAAACCTCGGTCATAACCCCCCAAAGACAGGGCGATTGCCTCACTGAAGTTTTCTAAGTGAATGTCATTATGCGTATCCCTGATGACCTCTTTCGAATCAGCATCACGAATGAGCAAATGCCCTTCGGCCTTGACTTCAATAGATTGTTTCATTCGTCATCCTCTATGATTATGTTCTTTATGGACCCGCGCTGTGCGATTAAGATCTCATCAGTATCCAAATCGGTTATCACCAAATGATCGATTACCATGATACCGCTAGACTCTTCAATTTCAGAATCAGTGTTGTCTGTTTGCATTTGGATATTTATAGTGGGAGTTTACTCTGTACTTTAATCGCAGAAACGGAATCATAGACGTCGCCAGTCGAATTGTTGGCATTCATATTCTGGGTTCTAACAGAATTATCGATCATAGTTATCGTTTCAATTTTCGTTTCAGTCGCCTCTTCGGCGGCAAATACAGTTATGATGACTTGATCACCAGAACTGATCGGAACTAAGAATTTAACAGCGGCAGTATCTATATCCCAATAGAAATCATCCCAGAATTTCTGGGTTCTATTGTTGCCATCAGTCAACATTGGCATGTGGTCGTAATCACGCATTTGTGTGATTACGGAATATGCTGGCACTGCATATTTGTAACTGATGGTGACCGTCTTTAGTGAATCTGATGCAGCGAATTTATAAACCCCATCAGAAACATGAAGTTGACCAGATACCGAATATTCACCGGCTTGTGGATCGGATTGAACCTTGATCATCGGTTGACCGTTGGAATCAAATACACCCAAATCACAAACGAATGAACCAGAAGGAGGGTTGATTTCTATCTGGTGTGAACTCACCGGAATAGAAGCTGTGATCGTTTCTGTTCTGAATCTGCTATTGCCGTTCGAATCAATGTCATCAAAGGTATGAATAGCCGCATCATAACCATTTTCAAAACCGTAACCATTTACAGTTCCAATTTTTGCCATTTCACCGGCATCTAAGTTCCCTTCACCATATCCAATCACGTCCCAGGCATCCTCCAGATTAGAAATAACGAAATCAGTTCCATATTTCATCTTCCTGCCATTCAATGTGACCCAATATGCGCTACCATCAAGGGAACCATCCGCCAATCTATGGAATGGAACCAATGCGCTTATCGGGAAAGCGGTATAGCCAGAAGCTACATAAACATGAGTGCGAGTGTCCATTGCTTCTGGGCTGTTGAACTCCGTGATGGTGACCAATTGAGCACCTGGGAACTTGGTGGTAACCACATCCGCGAATGCAAAGTTGGCGTTAGGGTTGGTGAGATCCGTTGCAGTCATCAGACCGTTTTCGTCACCCAGCCACAGCAGGTTTTCACCGATCTTCAGGAAGTCAGCATCAGCATGTACCCAACCAGTCATGTCACTTGGGATCATATCAACTTCCGTGACGTTGATTACCAGATCACTTGTCAGTGTACCCATGAAGAACAGGCGATCTTGGAAAATAACCAATTTCGTGTTTGGTGGGACCGTGCTGAATGCTTGTGGGTCGTCAGAAGTGTTTCCGTCGAACACCGAGGAAGTCCAGGTATTCCAAGTGGTGCCAGTGATCGCACTCCATGTAACTGCGGTGTTGGTCAAGGTGTTGGGATCGTAAAGCAGATATGGGTCAATGTTAGGACCAGGCTTACCAACCACAATCTGCGCGCCCGCTGGGCCCAATGCACCATTGACATCCGTTACTACGATCTTGGAAGGATCAGAGGTGAATCCAATCTCAACCATACGAGTGGTTTGCGGAATAGTGAATTGCTTGTAGATACCGTTTGCGATTGGACGAACAATACCGTCGAGGGCTGCAATCAGGTTTGATGGGCTAACATAGTCAGTACCAGGAGCACTGGATGGTTCTGGGTCACGATCCATGTAAAGGATCTTGTTGACGGAATTGATTTCCACGTTATGAATAAACTCAGGAGTAACTCGCTTACCATCAACTTCCACGATGTAATGGTGACCGAACGGCCAACGAGATGCCCAGTCGGAGTTCATTTGTGACAACAATTCAGCAAAAGTCTTACCCGCCAATGCTGCACCCTTGAAGCTCTTGCTGTGGACCTTTGCCATATCGGTGCCATCAGAAGCCAAAATTGCTACTTGAACCGGACCATTTGTAGTATCGTTAATTGTGAGAATTCCGTTCGCCACGGTGAAGTTATTTGTGAATTCACCGTTGAGCGTCACCAACACGTCAGATTCAGTCATGGCGCGTGCCGAGTTAGGATTTCCGCTAACGAACACGTATCCACCACCCAAGTCAAAGGAATTGACGCTAGTTGTCTTTGTGAAGCTCTTCACATAACGGACGACACCAGTTGCACCATAGCCAAAGGACAGGAGCTCAAGGGAACCCGCACCGCCAGCCGCCATATGTACCAGCTTGTTGATCGGATCGTATCCAATCAGATCTGGGTCCATACGCAAACCGTCCTTGAATGCCGCAATAGAGGTTCGAGCTTGTGGGGTGTGATCGAACGGATGCACCTGAGAGTATCCTGATCCCGCAAACAGTGTCTCGAACACAGAGTCGGTTGGTGTTGCTCCAGGAGCAGTTACACTGATTGTCATCAGAAGTGACGACGTGACATGAATTTCTGCGTTTTCGTTGTACTTGGCAGTGATGTTCAGCTTACGAATCAACTTGGATTCCGGACCGTTGGACACCCATTCCTTGTACCATTCAGCCCAAGCACCGGTTTTCAGGATGATCTTGTCGAATGTGAAGTTTGGATCCAAGATGCGGAACTTGCCGAGTGTCTTGTCGTAGTAGGCAGGCTTGTTGTAATCGCTGGCGTGTACCTTTGCTATATCAGTATTGACGCCATACTTGGAAACAAAATCACGAACCTTCACGTGATAGGGCTTAACTTCGTTGATGTACGACAGCAAGTTGGAAGTAAGATCAACATTGGCGACTGGAGTCTGTGTCAGCTTATCGTTGTAGCCAGTCACGTAGGCGAACGAAGTCTTGAAGACCCAATCCACGAAGTCTTGTTCGGTATGGACATAATTTATGATACCAAAGAAGAAACTATTGATTTCTAGATTGGTAAGAATTTCTTCTCGAAGAATGTGCAGCAACGCATTGATTTCGTACCCGCGATCTCGATTTTCTACAAGCGATTTCACATCATGAGTCTGGAACTCAGAAACAGTTAGACCACTCAGATCCAACACGTTTCCAGTGGTACTCCACACCCGATCAGAAATTTGAATCGTTGCCTTTTCTTTCGCAACTATCTCCCATATACCATCAACCTTGGTATTCCACATCCAACGACCAGTACCGTCGTTGATAACCTTCACCAACTTAACAGTTGAGTTGATAGTTGCCAAATCGCGTTCCTGGGTTGAAGCAAAAACAATTGAAGGTTCATCGGTAGCTGAATAACCTTCAGCATACCAATCAACGATTGACCAAGTATCAGCGGTGTTGAAACGTTGAATCTGAGTTAGCTTCCACTCACCTGACATTTTGGTCCACAAAGTCCAGAACCCACCCGTTGATGCTGTGCCTTCAACCAATGCTCGATCACCATCTGCTCCTTGTCCGTCCAATTGATCAATTGTGCTCTTATAGTCATATCGACCAACATGATTGGAACTGTTAACTGACCAATAGGCTTCGCCTTGAATCAGACTGTAGAGAAGTTTGTCGTCAGTATCAGAAGAAAAATCAGAAGATCCTTGAGTAGTCATCGGATATCGATTCTTGAACAGAGAAGTGGGAATTGGCTGAATGTAGTAGCTACCAGATTTCTGCATCCACTTCATACCATCTTCGCTATCTTCCAGCATGTTCAGAATTTCTGGTGAACGGCGTTCGTCAGCGAAACGACTAGAAGCAAACAAACGGTTCAGCCATTGTGTCACGTGCTTGCGGGCACCCTCCACACTACTGAACAAGTTTTGACCACGTTCAACATCAAAACCAACCTTGTCGGTTTGGAAGCGACGTGGATCAGGAATTGCTGTGCCCCAAACGTCGCGAGCGGCCAAGGAGGTAGTCACCTTGTTCCACAGACTCACGTCTGGCAAACTCGCGTCATCGCCCTTGCGCATGATTTTCCATTCAGCATGCTTGAGAGTCTGTGAGTCGTTGCGTGCGACTGTGAATTGAAGCGACGATGTTTCGGTCAGGAATTGCGAAACACCGGCCACCATCAACATATTGGAGCTGATAGGAGCCACGAAGGAAATACCTGAACCCAGGGGGTTGCTGATGATATTTGCCACTTCAAATGCGCTGACGTTACGGAAATCCCTATGAGCTGGGACAAATTTGCGGTTTTTCACCCAGAAGTAGTAGACGGTGATTTCCTTTTGGAGTTTTTCATCCCACTCCATGGTTTCAACCCACGATGGATTCTCGGGATTCATCACCGGACCATCGTAAACATTGGGATTGCTATCAGATTCGTACTGTTTCTGCCAGTCCGATGGGCTGATGGAACTCTTTACCCATTCATAAACGTCCACGGATGCACCAGGAGCCAACTTACCCCAGTTGATCTGACGGTAACGGCGTTCCGCGTCATCAAGTTCAGAATTCGTTTCGCTCAGCAGGAACTTGGCGGTTGAAACATCCCACCACAAGCGACCAACTTCCATGTCACCCCATTGGCTACCAATGTTCGTGACGCCATTGCCAGCATTGTAATAAGCGGGATCGTTTTCAAGTTTGTACCAAATTTCCGTATCGGCCACGCCAGGGATCATGCCATGGACGGGATCAAAGACCACCATGTCGCTATAGAGGAGCGGCTTGGCGTTCAGTGTGCGGTCACTACGAGATGAAGCAGTATCAAAGATCTTGATATCACGGATGAGGTCACGACGCACCAAAGGTGGTTGCTTGCGATACGAGACAAAGGAGGTTCCGTTCCACTGGTAAACCACCCAACGAGCAACGTTCGGGGAAAGCAGGTTCTGGACACTAACTTCATAGCAGACGTCAACATAAAGAAGATCGCCGTTGGCAAAATCGGTCTTTGCGAATTTTACACCGTTTTCGTTTTGCGGATCAGTGTCACCAAACCAACCACCTTGATTATTTCCACCATATATCGAAACAATGGCAAATTTTGATACCTTTTCGAGTTTCCATGACAAGTCAGAAGATGACGGTACTTTGGTGAACTGATAAACACCATTTTGACTAGAGTTGATTTGGTCTTTCAACAGTACCATATCGTTTTGTTCAAAACTGCCATAACCATCAATGGATGGAAGGATTCCTGATCCAGAAAAGAATTCTGGAGTTGAATTGGTTCCTTGATTCCAACCAGTCAAATTACTAGAGCTTGCTCTTACACATTTGAATGAAGTCAGATAAGAAACAGTTTCAGTTGATTTCTTTGATGTACGAACTGATTCCAGCTTCATTACTCGAGGAGCGAATTCCGGATCCAAATAGTCCTTGTCAGCCAATACCTCGGCTGAAATTACGAAATAATTAGCATCAGCGGCAAGGACCCGATAGACACCGGAAATCTCACTGTCAATGTTCACGTCCTTGGACAAGTAAATCAAGTCGTTTGCTTGGATATCATGGTCAAATTCCAGGGTAATTTTCGTTCCACCCAAAGAATTATCGTTCGTCGCAAAGCTCTGAACTGTATTGGGTGTTGAATCTTGGTCATTGGATCCGTTCTTCACAGCACGGAACACGTTCCAGGATTGGTTACCATCATCATACACCCAGATACGTTCACCGATCACCAAGTCATTTTTCTTGCTCTTGATCAAGGTGTTGAATGCGTCAAAGGTTGGAGCCGCGTAGTCAACTTCATCCAAGCGAACATATCCAGGAGTTGACAACCAACCCTTGTGTTTCGTGTAATCACTGATTACAGTGAATGCATCACCCTTAGGTGGTACGATCCAACGCTTATCATACGATGAATTTCCTTCACGGTAGATGCTGACCACGGAATCATCCTGTTGGTCCAATACATTCAAATCCTGCGTGAGGTCTGGGTTCCACAGTGATGCGTTGAACGTGAATTCATTCCAAAGAGAATTCGTGAATTCGATCAATTGTGGTTCGTTCTTGATATCACTGGAGCCAAGCATGAACTCAAATGTTTCATCCTTGTCAGTTGCGCCATACAAACCAGTACGGAATGCCCATTCTTCCAGGAAACTCAGGTTTTGTGTGGATGTTAGTTCGTCGTTTCGGAGCAGTTTTCCAAAGACACCAGGAGCGCCCTTTTGTTGGATCATACCCTGATAGAATTCGAACTGGTTAACCTCGTTGTACATGAGGTTTTCCAAGTAGGAACGTGATTGGTAACCGATCTGGTGGCGGGCGTTGTCACGGAGCGGCAAGCTCAGTGCTTCCTCGATACCAAACATGTAACGAATGTCCTCAACTTGCTTGTCGAACGATGGGACCAAACGGTTGTCAGTAATGACAAAGCCCGGAGCATCGAAACGGCCCACCCAATCAGTACTCAGAAGGGTAATCAGACGGATACGGTTTTGACGAATGTTGAACAGTGGATCGTAGATCACGTCACTGAAAATTGTGGTATTCTTGAACACAATTGCTTGTTCAACTTCGGACACGAACAGTCGCATACCGAAAATACCACCCTCTGTGACGCCAACAGTGATTTCGTCATCCATACGGTTGACTGTGACGGTTGACGACGGAATGCTGTAACCCATCTTGTCCAGCATGGAGTAGGTGCCATTCACCATCTGTTCGACGTTCTGTACTGTACCGAACGAACAAGTGAATTTCACGTTCTGGGATGCTGGGCTCAGCGCAATGAATGTACCCTTTTCCCAGTTTACCTGTGACCATTGCAGGAATTCCAATGTGGACCAACGCCAATCTCTGACTGCGTTGAAGTCAGAATCGTATTCATCAAACTTCCAGCCACGGCTTTCTAGCCATGCCTGATAGCCATTGAGGAAATCAGCCACGTCCTGGCGAGAATCGAATTCAGTGTTGTAAGGAATTCGGACAATTTCATCCTCATGGTCGCTAAACCAGGTCACGGAACCAGCGGGTGTTTGTTTACCCGTGGATTCAGCTTTCCAGAACTCTTGTTCGAACTTGGATCCACTGGTGTGGGTCTTGATAGCACGATAGTTGGTGTTCTTGTAGAAAACCAGCACACCAGCTTGATAGTAGGTGTTGGGTAGCCAGTCAACGGAGTTTACCGTTTCATCACCAATCGTGATCTTGACCCTATTACCCGTGGGCTTAATGGGCATGATCTTGAACACTGGATCCACGGTATCGTAGCCGTAGACACGCCAGGTTCGACCCGTCCATTCAACAATCACCCCACCATAGAATTCTTCACGGATGGAAGGGCTGCGGTACAAAGCAGTCAAGACGTCTTCTTGTGGGATCAGACCTGAATTCTCCGTGAATGTCTTCAGGGAAGCCACGTCAATGAACCCACCCAATTTGTGGGCCAGGTTCACACCCAAGGTACGGACACGGTTGCCCAATACGGTGGTTACGTCTTGACCCAAGGAACGAATATAGTCACTGATCCATGTCTGGATACCCAGGACACGAACGTATTTGTCATTTTGCTTTTCGTTGTGGACCAAAGATGATTGATCGAAGTTACGGACACCGCTGGATTTCGAAATCCACTGGTCACCGTGGACCAAGATCTTGTCAGCTGTCAGCCAGTTTCCTTCAACGAATCGAGCAGGCTTCAACAAATACGACATTTCCGCATAGGTAAAAGAAGTCACGTGACTTGTCCACCAAGCGTGTTCAATGGGAGCCATGTCACCAAAGTCCCATTCAGCCGCATAATCATTGATTCCCGCATCCACAACGATACCAGCCTGGAATGGATCCAAGAGTTCACCAGACAATCCCACAGGGACAACATCTCTGAAACCAAGTCGTTGATATGTTTCATCGTACTCATGAGCCACCGGATCAACCAACCCAATTTCAATTGCATAGATCAATTCAGTTCTCTTTTGTGGATCGGTCCATGAATAGTGGGCATCCCACCATGTTGGCTTCTGTGTCCACCCCATCATCTCCCAAGGGTGGGTATGAGGACGGTCGGTATCAAAATACCACTGATAGAGGCCACGCCAGTAACCCGGAATGCTTTCACCATCTCGGTCCTTGAGCGAACGCAGGTTCCAAGTGAATGGGTTGGCGTCGTTGAAAATCTTGTTCTCGCGATACTTGAAACGGTTCTGGGAGACCCAACGTTCAAACATTGGGCGAGCCACTTGAAGGGTTTCTTCGCGTGAATAATCAGCAATTCCGCCATCATCTTTTGTTTTGCGGAATTTACCAGCAGTGAACTTCTTGATATCGAAGATTGGACGACGACGTGGCTTCAAATCAGCCATCACGGAGTCGTAAATCTGTTCCTCAAGCGCCAACATCGTGAAGTCCCGATAGTCAACCTGCTGGGTACCCAGATACAGTACGTTGCTGCCATCACGAGCCAGTACAGCATCCACGTCATCACTACGAGTGAAACCCGGAATCAAGCTGCCATCGTGTCCGCGAACCATCAGGGTTGCGCCCTTGGTACCACGTTCAACTACGAATTCAGGTGCCCACAGTGGGCTCATGCCCAAATATGCGGCTGATGCTGGGATAAACCATTCGCCACCGGCCACGCCATTGTTAGCAAACGGAAAATCAACAGTTTTTGCAATCTTCAACTGGGTGAGGATTGCATTCAGGGTAGTTGTCTTTGCTTGCGATTCACTGAAAATTCCAGTTGTCTGGGCATACGTCTTCAATGCTTGCGCGAACTTGTTGCGGTAACGAGTATATTCACGTTCCACATACATGGCGGTCTTCATGAAGTCCAATGAAGCATTGCTGCTCATCATCATTGTGCGCAACAGAGGACTACGGTTTTGGATGATCTTGCGACCCAAGCTCAGGTCAAAGGTTTCACTGGGTTGAGTCCAATCGTTACCAGCCAGCACGGGTTTGAAGTGATCGTTCCAGTTGTTGGCACTGATGGTTGTCACATCGTCGTTCAACGGGTTGGCTTGCAGGTTCAAGGGAATCTGGAAGAAGCCATCAGCATTTTGTGATTGCGTGGACGTACCAGCCGGGATCCAGTTGGAACCAAAGGAAGTCACCAGGGAATTACCAACTTTCTTGGACTTGGCAAAATACTTGAATTCCGTGTATGGACCAGCATCTGATGTCAGTTGTTCGGAACTCAGGAAGTCCTGGAATTCAATGTTACCAAACTTGTTGCGTGACACTGGGAATCCCAACTTGGAATCGTTTGTTCCGTTTGTCAGCTTCTTGAATCCGAAAATCCGTGAACCCTTGTAGTTTTCAAGACCCGGGTAGGTGGCAAGGTTGACGCCATCTTTGTCAAAGACATCAAAGAGTGGTCCCTCGGAGCTGAATTCTTGTCCACTCTTCCACACCGTGCCATCGTACCAGTATTCCTTGCCGTCACCCAGGAAGGTGAACAGATCGTATTCCTGAACTGTTGTTTCCTGAACGGCGATAACCAGATCACCCTCCAGACCACCGTCATTGTCCCACATAGTCTCAACCGCACCTGGGTGGCCTTCACCCACGTAGTTACCAAATGCATCAAAAGCCAAGCTTTCGCTATCGTAGGCATGCACGGAATCTGGGATCTGGTTGGAGTTTGGACCACTCACATAGGTGATACCATAGTATTTTTCCGAGGGTTCAACCAATACGGCAGTTTTTTCAAACACTGGTTGGCCATCAAACAAAGCCGGTCCCTGACTGGAAATATTCCAGCCGTTCAAGGAAGTTGGTATCAAGTTACCGTGATACCAAACACTAATATCCGGGATTCGGTTGAAACCGTAATTGCTAAGTTTTACGTCGCCGTTGAATTCAATAATCGGTCGTTCAGATCGTACTGGTTTGTAGTTTTCACCATTGTAGATCATGACCGACTTGTGGTACCAGTGGTTATTCGACGACCATTGTGATCGCATGAACGAAGTTTTTTCTATCACCACATACAAAGGATCAAACGTATTGGGAGTTTCAGTCTTGGGGGTCTCCAGGAAGAACTTACCCGTGGAATCCTTGCGAATTTGGTACGAGAGCTTGCCGGAATTTTCACGAATTTCCACACGCATTTCGTGTGCCCATGATGGAATCGAACCAAGATCACGCTCTTCGTGTGTAGTGACGTTTGTTTGTTGCGTCAATTGATCGATGGTTGTCTCAATCGCATAGGACTTGGTTGTATCACAAGCCAGGATCGTCAGCAACTTACCAGCCGGTGGGGCGGTTTCGAACACCAAATTAGACGCAGTAACGCTATAGCCACCTTGGAGTACCTCGTTGTCTACCGTCACCATCAAACGCGCCAGAGCCTCATCTGATGCGCTTGGTAGGGCAAATGTTGCAGTAGATCCATCAGTGGAATAAGCGACCTTAGTACCGGAAAGGACCAGGATAGGCGGACCGTCAGGGAGCCAGTAGTATTCACGGTAGTGGGACAACTTGTGAATATTCACAGGAGGGCACCAGCTGTAATAGTCTTCCTCAAACAGTCGTTGGTGATCATCCACGATTGCGCCTTGGAATCGCAGATTGTTAACCAAATCCTGATAGAAGAAAAGATCGCTGAACGTGGTATTACCAGTTGATTGAGCGGTCATCGCTGGTTCGAGCTGGTAATAGGCCCGCTCTGCATTCACTTCACTCTTGTAGAAATCCTTCTTGGGATCATAGTAGGAGGGTTTGCGTCCGATCAGGGCGTTGATGCTTTGGGTTTGACCAGGCTGGAATACCTGATCCACGGTTGCACTCCAAAACTTTTGGAGTGTCTGAGTCTGGTGGATAGCAGGTAGCTGGGAAATAAACCGTCTTTTGGCCATTATTGAATCCTGAGGTTCGTCATGGAGTTGCTGTCGATGATCACAACGTCATCAACTTGCGCTGTAGAGATGAAAACTTCGTTTGTGTTGCAACGGATCTCAAACAAATCACCAAATTTGCCAGTTGTGCTCTTGGGAACAATGGCCACACTGCTGATCGATGTCGAGAGTTGCAAGTGAATGTAAGCTGCGAGTTCGGTGAAGTAGAAAGTTTCCCCAAATTCCCACTTATTTACGTCGAAGTAATCATTGATAGTGGCGATAACCTTGGTGCGGATTTCACCGTCACTCAATGTGGAGTTGGGCAGTCGGACAATCTTGAACTGTGCCTGAAGTTCATTCTGAGCAGAAGAGCCAAACAAATACTTGTATTTCACAGGACGCCAAATCAGTTCATCACTGAACATCTTGTATTGGTTGAAGTCCTGGAACGTTATTGCGAGATCCAAGTCAGTGGGTGGTTCCGGGGTATCGGCCACCGGAGCACCATTGGCGATCCATTGGCGAACCAAGTAGTCGTACTCTGATGTCAACACGAATACGTCGATGATGTTTGTCACTGCTGGGTCGATGCGAACATCCGTTCCCGCATAGTGTTTCCATTCGAACTTCAGGTTCGAGACACCGGTCTTCACCACGTATCCATTCCATGTACGATTATTGTTTTGCAGTACCGATGGAGTGCTGACGCCCTTGTATTGGTAGAAGCCAGAACCGATAACGTAGAAATAGTCATCAACGTTCAACTTTCCATGTGCCTGGTTGGTATTTTGGAAAATCATCATCGTGGACGGTTTCAAGGTCTCAAATGGAGTGGTCGTGTCTTCTTCAAATATAACCACGTTTTCCGGATGTACCACCCGACCGAACGAACCAGGATCATCAACCACACCATCATCATCGGAATCCGTTGGTGAAACGATAATCTTTTGATACAACGGATAACCATCAGGATCATAAACATTACCCAACACATCAAAAACAATGTCTTCTTTTGTTTCCTGATCGGCCCAGAATAGAGTGATTCTATCACGATTTTGTACACCACTCGTTCCGTCAAGAACTTTGTGATTCTTGAGATCATGGAATCGAACATCTTTCACGCTTTCAAAGATATATCGAACGTTTGCATTTGAACTACCGTTCGTTCCAGTTTTCAAATTCCATGAATTTCCTTGATGGGTCGCTTCCAATATCTGAAAGCACTCCGATGGTGGAGTTTCATTAACTGGCAGAGCAACCCATTGACCTGGCAAGGTCAATGACCCAAATTGAGTTTCACCTCTCAATCCATAGATGTAATACAACTTGAAATTCGTATTGGTCAAGAGAAGATTTTGTATCAATGCGGTTTCGGAAACATTCGAAAAGCCGTATAGATTTTTGAATGGACGTTGGTCGATAGTTGTTCTGTATGCTGGAATTATTTGGATGACATCAGCATTTTCTGGTATCACCTCATCGATGGTGACATCAAAACTTTCAAAATCTTTGTAAGAAACGGTTAGAACTTGCGCCCAACGCTTTATTACCGACGATGAACTATCTTGATTCCATTGAAACAATAATTTTGCACCGGGAGTCAAGAACGTCACAAAAGAGGATGGGAAATTATCTGATGCATATGAAACAACTCCTATGGTGGCTTTTACTGTTCCAGTTGAACTGAAACTGCCATTGTTTTTATTTTTCCATATGATTCCAGGCTTTTGTCCAGGGACAAAAGTAAATTGATTAGCACCCGGTGCTTCTTCTGCCGCAAATTTCATGAACTGGCTAGTGACCCAATCACGTACACCAAAATCAGCCAACATCGGGGCGATCTTGTAATTCAGGATCTGTTCAGATGTCAGGTTGGAACTGTCAGGAACTTGCACAAATTGTTGAATTTCTTCCGAATACAGGATTCCGTCATTGCTGAAGATCTTTGTGTCTTGCAATGTTGACGTAGGATCATTGATATCCAGGAAGCGGCTGTGACCGGAATAGACGCGGTTCACTGCGCGAAGCTTCTTGATTTCATTGGAAGTCAAGGGGAACACATTGTAGTCTTCGCCCGAAACCATGCGGTTCTGTGTGCCGTAAACCTGAGGGGCACGTCGACGGATATCGTCGATGTCCTCAGATGCCAAAGCGTTGCTGATTTCTTCCTGTAGGCTGAAACGGATAGTCAGATCCTGCTGGCGACCCGTGGAGTCCGTGTAGGGGATGGTTACCTTCAGGTTTTCCATGTCACGTGGACGAATGGTGTACTGGAGGCCATTCACTGTGCGGTACCAGATTTTCATGTGTCCAACCGGGACATTACCAAAACGCCCATCACCAAAGCGAAGTGATACCTGATCGTTGTCACGAGTCACGACGCTGAAAATGTCACGAATATCAGGGGATACGTTGTTGAAGGTGATGTTTTCATTGAAGATACCGGGGACCTTTGTCCACTGGCTGGTGATGAAACCGTCGTCATCAATTGACTGCACCCAGACGTCTGTCTCCGAGATGTTATTAGTATCAACATCCACGACCCGGTTTTCGATCGGGGACGAGATGGTCAGGGTGTCTTGAAGCAAGGAACCTTGTTTGAAAAACAAGAAGAAGCCCGTGCGTGTCGAGGCGTTGCCCTTGCCATCATTTCGGTACACCAAATGCATGGGTGTCGAAGGGTTGGGATCACGTTCACTAAAGCCGTTATCAGTGGAAAAATCAACATTTACCAACTCGAAACGAGCAGATTCACCGTTGATCGTTCCGTCAAAGGGATAGACGCATTGAGCGTTGAACACGCTCGTGGTGCGGTAAAGCTGAGTGATTGCACCACCCAGAGTTGCGGTCTTCAGAGGGACACCGAATGGGTTGGTTTGGATCAGGGCAGCGTTCAATACGATGGTGAACTGTTCCATCCAGTCTGGGTTGTCGGGGTCGTTCCACTTGATCACGCGGTTGTTGAGGTTGGAACCAAAACTGTCAACCAAGCTTTCTGTTGTTTTGACCTCGGTGATCTTTACTAGTCCACGTCCACTTTGTGCGCGACGTGGATTGTAGGAAAGGAAACGAGCAAGTCGCAGAACTGATTCTCTGGCCTGGGCCGTTTCCAGGAAGTTTTCACGAGCGTTGATATCAGTACGGAAAGCCAAGCTACCAGCCAGGTAGCTCAGCAAGTCGATCATGGCGACAAATTCCGAATTTTCGGTCCAGTCGTTGAAATCTTCCGCATAGTTGTTCTGGATGTAATCACGCAATGCTTGGTTGATGCTTGCTGGATCATACGCATTGAAGTTGATTTGCGTAAACGCGCGGTAAAGCACGGTCCAGTCTTCACCAGCGAAAATCTCTGACTGACGGATTTGTTGGTTGGACATTGTGGTTCCTTACAGACTTTGACGGTTTTCAAAGTCGATTCTGAATTGGTCGACGATATGGAATGGATGGTATTGGAGTACCAACTCAACGCGAATGGATTGATCCAAGCTGGTTGCAACGATGTCAACAACTTCAACTCGGGAGTCGCTCTCACAAATGCGACGTGCTTCTGCGATCACCTGCTGGCGAACAGAATCAGTAAACTGTTCCATGAGGTAATCCCAGATGCGGCACCCGTATTCAGGACGCATCACTCTTTCACCCACTCGGGTGTGAAAGTGGTTCAGCAAGTCTTGGCGAACCAAGTCGATATCGTAGAGCTTGAAGTTTTCAGCTTGCGTGCTACCGATGGTGCTAAAGCCTTTGAATGTTGTTTTCATGTTCCAGTTGGGTAATTATCGCTGTATTTATTCACACCTAAAAGTGCGTAGATAATTACCAACCGAAATTCAAATCATGCCAACTTGGTAGAAGGTCGGTTGGCAGCGTAAGCTTGAGCTCGTGGTTCAATGAAGCGACCAAACAGTTCTGTCACTTCCTGACACGTTCTAGGTGTACCGTTCTTGTAGAAGATGCTTGCGTTGGCTTGCGCCGCAGCCGCACCAGCCACATCAACCGCTGGGGTACTTTGGTTAGCAGTCAGTAGTTTCGCCGCACCTGCTCCACCCAGGAAGTGCCCCATGTAGAGTTCCGTGGACGTACAAGGACGACCCGTTCGTTTGCTGATAATTGCAGCATTTTCCTTGGTGAAATACCCTGCCATGATCGCTGCCGCCAACGGTTCAAGTTTGTCACCACGGGTAATTCCATGCTGAGCGCCGTATTTGTCAACCATTCTATTCCAGGTACTATCAAGGAACTGGTAGAGGCCCGATGCGGAAGATGTTGGTGCTTTCGCGTTTGGATTGAACGAGCTTTCCTTTTCAGCCATCGCCATCATGAAACCATAGTCGACGTTCGTGATTGAGGAGGCTTTGCTGATTGCTGCTTCAATGGGGCCGGGGACTTTCTTGTTCCCGATGTTGACCTTGGGGTTAGAGTAGTCATCCACGACGACCAGCTTGTCACCACCGTCACCCGTGCGTTGCTTGCGAGTGGGTGATTGATCGACTGTTTGGCTGTCGTATGGTTTTCCAGAGCTGCCCGGACCACTAACGTCCGTGACCGGAACGTCGCCTCGTGGGGGTGTGGCGTTCTTGGCTTTTGGGTGACCCTTCCAGGGTTCGTGTGTGGGCATGCGGGTTACGGTGGTGGTGATCGAACGCGAACCATCAACTTGGTTCACCGTGGATGGGGAGCTCGCTCCATCAGCGGATCCGGCGGCAGCTGAACCGCCGCCGTTATCACTGATAGCACCGTCGCGGGTGATTGTTCCCGCCAGCTGGCTAATCTTTGAACCACTTTGTGCCATCGCACCACCAGCTTTCAAATCCATAGCGCCGCCCGATTCGATTTTCAGGGAATTTCCCTTGAAATTCATGTCATTTGCTGCTTGCGCATTGAGTTTTCCGCCTGATTTCAAGTGCATATCGGAGCCAGATTCAATCATTGCTTTTGCGCCGGCCTTTGCATTGATGTTCCCACCAGCGTTCAAGTTGATGTTCTTGTCCGCGTGGATGTTTACATCTTGTTCAGATCGCAGGCTGACATTTCCCTTGGAGTAAATGTCCACTCCGTCATCCGACACTTCAATCCAGGAGTTTCCCTTTCCGCTGTTGATATACACGTAGCCGTTGGTTTCATGTACCAACACTTGGGTACCACCGCGAGTACGGATACGAATATATTCATTCGTGGGATCGTCGTCAATGTAAAGGGTATTTGAGCGAGGAGTCGACAGACCGTATACCTCTGCGGGCCCTTGGTCCGACGCCAGGCGTCTTGCGGATGCATCGCTGGGACCACGTTCAAAGTCGGTGTACAGTCCTTGCGCCAAGAGCCCTTGGTGAAGCGGCTCGAATCGTGGACGTTGCGGCGCAACGGGGTTCACTGACTGGTCGTCTTTGTTGTATTCCGCGACAGGTGGCAAAATTCCCTGATATCCACCTTGGAAACTGGTATTGGACGCGATACCAGGAACCATGTGGTTCATGTTTTGTTGGTACAAGCAAGCAAACCAAATACCACGAGTGGCTTCACCGTTGATGAACAGGACTAGAACCAGGTTTTCCAGATCTGGAGGGACTGCCCACCAACCGTAACTCTTCTGCGTGCCGCTCTCTTCGTGCGAATCTTTCTTGTTGTTCTCAATGCTAGTCGCGCCCGCGAATGGGCTCGCATAGCTCACGACGAACCATTTACTGGAGTCGTCGGGATCACCACCGATATCCGGGATGTGAACTTCCAATCGACCCATTTTCTGGAGGTCGATGTTGTTCTTGACAATACCCACATAGATCTTGCCATCAACAATTCGACCGTAACCTGGTTCTTGCGTATAGCCAGGAGACGGGCTCTTCTTAGTTGGTCCAAAACTCATCAATTATCCCTAAATTGAATGTCGGGGCTACCTCCCAAACTCTCAAGATTAGCCCCTGACTCTTTTAATGCATTTTTAGCTTCAGTAACTTTTCGTTTCGCCACAACCATTCTTTCGAAATTTGCATTCCTTTCTTGGGGAGTTGCATTTGGGTGCGCATCATACCATTCCATTCCAGCGTTTGATGTCAAAGCTGATTGTTTGATTGCGTCTAGATATTTTTTCTTTTTAGCCGCATAGTCAGACTGGGCTTGAGCCAACGTTGCCGGAGCAGGTGCCGGAGCTGGT